CTGGTGGTGGTTTGATGACCACCGGGGGCAACATAGTAATCCCGAACGCAGGTAATATTGGTTCTGTGGGAGACACAGATTCAATTGCAATTGATTCTTCAGGTAATGTCACATTATCGCAAAACTTAACAGTAACAGGTGACTATACAGTAAACGGTACTACGACCACAATATCTACTACTAATATGGTTGTAGAAGATAACCTGATTGAACTTAATAACGGTGCAAGCTCTAACGCTAATGATAGTGGTCTTGTCATAGAACGTGGTTCTACAGGTGACAATGCTATATTCATGTGGGATGAAAGTGCAGATACATTTCAAGTAGGTACTACAACTGCAACAGGTTCAAGTACAGGAAATTTGACAGTAGCAGACGCACCATTTGCAGCTGCCGCAATAACATCTAGTGGTGTAGTAACTGCAACAGGATTTACAATCGGAAGTGCTGTAATTAATGAAGCTGATCTAGAACAAATAGATGACTTGACTGCTGGTACAGCTGTCGCTTCAAAGGCTCTAGTTGTAGATGGTAATAAAGACATTGGAACAATCAGAAACTTAACAATAGACGGCGTGTTTACTGATGGTAACTATACATTTGATACGAGTGGTAACGTCAGTGGATTGGGTACAATAAGTTCAGGTGCAATAACAACTTCCGGTGGGTTAACCATGACGGGAAGTGGTACTATTATATTTGAAGGCGCTACAGCCGATGCATATGAAACAACATTAACAGTTACAGATCCAACGGCAGACAGAACAGTTACGCTACCAAATTCTACAGGAATTTTAGCCAATCAAGCATATGCACAGATGATAGCTATTGCACTAGGGTAAACTTATGGCAACACCAACAACGAAAGCTACATTGAAAGAATGGTGCCTACGAAGATTAGGTAAACCTGTGGTTGAAATTAATGTAGATGATGACCAAGTAGATGATCGTTTAGATGAGGCTCTGCAATATTTTTCAGAATTCCATTTTGATGGAGTTGAAAGAATGTATCTCAAACATGAGATAACAGCCGCCGATAAAACTCGAGCAGCTATTGCTAATGATGCAACGACAACAGCAACAGATAAGGTTACTAGTGGTGTAACTGGAGATTGGGATGAAAGCTATAATTATATTCCAATTCCAGATTCAGTAATGTCTGTAATAAATGTATTTCCTTTTAGCGACAAATCTACTACAAATATGTTTGATATACGATATCAATTACGATTGAATGATCTTTATGATTTTTCTTCCGCATCAATTGTGCATTATGAAATGACAATGCAACATTTAGATTTTTTAGATCATGTTTTAACAGGAGAAAAGCCTTTAAGATTTAATGTACATCAAAATAGATTATATGTAGATATGGACTGGGATAATGATATTGAAACAGGTGAATGGTTAGTAGTAGAATGTTATCGTAAACTAGACCCAACTGTATGGACTGATATCTATAATGATTTCTTTTTAAAGAAATATGCAACCGCATTGATTAAAAAGCAATGGGGTCAGAATCTTATTAAGTTTAATGGAGTTACAATGTTGGGTGGGGTAACAATGAATGGTGAAATGATTTTTTCACAAGCTCAAGAAGAAATTACACGACTTGAAGAAGAAATGCGATTAACTTACGAGATGCCTGTAGACTTTGCTGTAGGGTAGACCATGGCAACTTCAGTTTATTTCGATAAAGGAACAAAAAATGAACAATATCTCTACGAAGATTTAATAGTAGAGCAGTTAAAGGTTTTTGGACATGATGTTTATTATCTTCCTAGAACTTTAATAAAGGAAGATACATTGTTTGGTGAAGATGTTTTATCAAAATTTGATGATGCATATGGTATTGAAATGTTTATGGAACAAGTTGAAGGATATGGTGGGGAAAAAGAATTAGTATCCAAATTTGGTTTAGAGATTCGTGATGAGGCTACTTTTGTAGTATCTCGCAGGCGTTGGATTTCCTTGATTGGGCAAGACTCAAATCTTATAGTGGCACCACGTCCTAATGAAGGAGATTTAATATATTTTCCTAGACTTCAAAAATTATTTGAAATAAATTTTGTAGACCATGATGATCCGTTTTTTCAAGTAGATAACCTACCTGTATATAAATTATATTGCAGTACGTTTGAATATTCAAGTGAACAACTTGATACAGGCATTACTGCAATAGATGTCATTGAAGATGAATCTAGTTTGGATGTTTTGTTTTATCAGATATCACTTGAACAGGCATCGGATTATAACGAGAATATGGCACTTGAAGATGGAGACTTGTTACTGGAAGAAACTGATGGAGATAATATACTTTCAGAAACGGATTCTGCCGGCAATAGTCTGATAACAGAATACGGAGATTACATTATAAGTGAGTCTTTCGTTATAGATACTATAGATGACCAAGCTACAAATATATTTATAGAAACGCAAGCAGATTCAGTATTGAATTTCACTGAAGGCAATCCCTTTGGTGAACCTAGAGGAGGTTACTAATGTTTGGTAGAACATATTACCATGAAATTTTAAGAAACACTATCATAGCTTTTGGAACATTGTTTAATGATATTCATATCGTTAGAACAGATGCAGGTGGAACAACTCAACAGTCTATGAAAGTTCCTTTGGCCTATGGTCCAAAACAAAAGTTTCTTGCAAGATTGAGAGAAGATGCTAACGTAGATAGAAAGGTCGCAGTATCTTTGCCTAGAATAGGTTTTGAAATGGGCAGTATCGAATATGACGGTGCTAGAAAATTAAATAAAATGATTAAAACTAAAAAGGTGAAGGGTACAAAAGGAACACAAATGGATACACAATTTAGTCCTGTTCCTTATAACGTCAGTTTTGAATTGTTTGTTATGGCAAAAAATAGTGATGATGGAGTTCAAATTGTAGAACAAATAATTCCTTATTTTCAACCAGATTATAGTATTACTATTAATGCAGTCCCTGGTATGGATATAATAAGAGATATCCCAATTGTATTAAACAGTACAGGTTATGAAGATACCTATGATGGTGATTTTATGACTAGACGAGCTCTTATCTACACATTTTCATTTTCTGCAAAAACTTATATGTATGGTCCTGTTATTACATCTTCAATTATTAAGAAAGTAGATGTTGACCAATATGCAGACCTTAAAGAGAAGGCACCTCCAAGAGTACGACAATATTCTGTTTCTGGAGTCGAGAAGGCTGTGGGTGCTGATGAAGATGACAACTTTGGATTCACAGAAACTTTAAGTGAATGGGTCTAATGGCAGCTGATTTAAATTTAGCCTTATCAGAATTTTTAGGTATCACTGGAGGAACTGGTGATGTTAAAAATGAGATATTGAACGGTGATAAAGAATTGTGGGCTCCTAGGAAGGGTAAATTGATAGCCCGTCCTGATGAACCTGAAGATATGGATTCTGACTATAAGTATAGTCGAGAAAATTTCTATAGTCTTATCGAGCGTGGTCAAGATGCCATTGACGGAATATTAGATTTAGCTAAAGAAGGAGAACATCCTAGAGCATATGAAGTTGCAGGTCAGTTAATTAAAAATGTAGGTGAAGTAACAGAAAAATTAGTTGACTTGCAGGAGAAGATGAAAAAATTGAAAGAAGTTCCTGAACATGGACCAAAAAATGTTACTAATGCATTATTTGTAGGTTCTACTAAAGAACTTCAAAAGATGTTAAAGGGTGATGGCTGATACATATAAAGGCAATCCAAATCTTAAAGGTGCTGGTACTGAGATTTCTTTTACCGAAGAACAAGTAAAAGAATTTATCAAATGTTCTAAAAATCCAGGTTACTTTATAGAGAATTATGTAAAGATTGTCAGCATTGATGAAGGTTTAATTCCTTTTCATTTATATCCCTTTCAAAAGGATATGATAGGAACTTTTCATAACAATCGGTTTACTATTTGTAAACTTCCTCGTCAATCTGGAAAGTCTACAGTTTTATTAGCATATCTAGTACACTATTTAATTTTTAATGAAACAGTCAGCGTAGCTATCCTTGCAAATAAGGCACAGACTGCTAGAGATTTGTTAGGGAGATTTCAATTAGCTTATGAACACTTACCCGAATGGTTGCAACAAGGAGTTCTCAATTGGAACAAAGGAAGTCTTGAATTGGAAAACGGATCCAAAATCCTTGCGAGTTCGACTTCTGCTAGTGCTGTTCGTGGTGGGTCTTATAACCTTATCTTTCTTGATGAGTTTGCTTTCGTTCCTTCAAATATTGCGGAACAGTTTTTTAGTTCTGTATACCCGACTATCTCTGCTGGTAAAACATCTAAAGTAGTAATTGTATCAACGCCGCATGGTATGAATATGTTTTATAAATTATGGCAAGATGCAATAAACGAAAAAAATGAATTTGTACCAATAGACGTACATTGGACTGAAGTTCCTGGTAGAGATGATGCTTGGAAAGAACAGACGATTCGTAATACTAGTGAACAGCAATTCTTGCAGGAGTTTGAATGTTCATTTCTCGGTTCGATTGATACTTTAATTAGTCCAACAAAATTACAAGTCATACCTACAATAGATCCTTTAGAGTCGAATGGTGGGTTAGACATCTATGAAAAACCTATCAAAGACCATCAATATTGTACGACTGTAGATGTTGCTCGTGGAGTATCTGGTGATTATTCTGCTTTCATTGTTTTAGATATAACAACTATACCATATAAAGTTGTAGCGAAGTATAGAAACA